ATTTCGTACTTCATGTAATTGCACTCATTAACGAATAGTATATCTCTTTTCGCCCCATGTGCTTTGCCCGAATTGTCAAAACCAATAAATTTAATTTGGCTATTCCCTATCTTGTATGTGTTAGGATTTTGTGTTCGTATGTTGGCAATATTCTCATTGCACGAATTTAAAATATGCTCAAAATCAACAATAGCCCCGTCTTTTAAATGCGGTGTACTATGGCTTACAACGTGTATGATTAACGGCTTTTTGCTCCACTTTGCTATAAAGTAGAGTAGTTGTAGAGTAGAATATGTTTTACCGCTTCTTGTACCTCCTTGATTGATGATATACCTAAACTTATTTTTATAAGCCTTAGCGGTTTCCTCAAATGTTGTCGTTATCTTCATCTTCAAACATTTGCTTTAATTCTTCAAATGCTTTTGCAATATCGGGACTGTTTACGATAATAGTTGGCTGCTCTATTTTGTCGCCTTTAGTGGTGTGGTCAACTTCTTGCCTATCCGTCCACTTATGATTTGACTTTAAATTAATAATTCCAACGGCGACGTTTATTTTTTCCTTTTTTACGTTACGGTAACAATTGACCTCGCAATTAGCTAAAAGCCTTTGTTTCATTGGTTTTAATTCGGGAAATCTCTCTATAATATGGTCAAAAATTCCTTTATCTAAATCTAAATCGTAGGCTATTTCTCCTATAAAATCGTAATCCTGATTTTTAGACATTTCAATTGCTTTCTCAAACAAAGCTGTTGAAGTATCTAAATCCCATTTTTCCGCATTTTTATTTCCTTTAGGTGCTCCCATGATATTGATTTTTTAAAAAAAAGGGCTGGAGTTACCCACCCCCTCTAAACAATTAAACTTTAAGTATGGAAATGCAAATATAGTAAAAAATTAATAAATAATACCATTTTTCTCGTGCCAACAATAAGCCTGAAAACCTTTTTTTCTAAGTTCATCAATTCGGAACTTTTGCAAATCTTTCAAAGTATCGTTACCCTTTTTTAATTCTACAAAGGTTGTTTTTCCGTCTTTAAGCATCATTAAATCGGGAAATCCTGTTTGATTAAGGCGAATAGTTTTTAAAACCAAATAGCCTTGTTCCTCCATTTTTTTAATAAATTTTGCTTGGAAAGTCATTTTTAAAGTGTGTTAAGGTAAAATTTTTCTTGTTACTTACTGCCTCATAAATCTTTTTTTCTAATCCAAAGTTAGAAAATATCCAATAAATATTGTTTTCTTGTCGGTCAATAGTAGTCATTCTATCTCTAGACTGCCAGTAGCTTGTCGCCGAAAAATCAATATTCAAAAAAACAAGGCAATCGGCTTTGCTTAATTTTACGCCCTCTCTTCCACTAACTATCTGCAAAGCTATATTTCTATCACTATTATTGAAATCTTCCAAATTATCGCATAAATCATCATTGAAAATGGCTTTAAGCATATCATACTCAGCTTTGAATTTATAAAATATACCGATTTTCTTGTTTTTAAAATAATCTTTAATAAATTCTGCTTTTGTTTGGTCCACTATGTAAGCTTTTCCGTTTTCTGTTAAAATCGTTCCACTGCATAGCTGGTGGCATTTTTGCAACATTTTCGCTCCTGTATCGGCTACTATGTTCGGATTGTCGGAATTTAATGTAAGTAGTTTATTTTTTCTTAAAGCCTTTAACATTTCGTGAGTGCTATCCAACATTTTAACACGTAAAAAATGTTCGTTTATTTTCGATTTAAACCCCGCTTCTTCTTGTGTGAAGCTAATCATTATTTTGTCTAAATAAGGCTTAATTATGCTATATTTAGCATCTGTATAGTCGTTTACTATTGCATAACCTAACTGTTTTTGTTTTACGTTTACAAAAACTTTTGCCCACTTGTAAAATGTTGTAAACTCCCTAAATGGCGAAAAATTACTAACTGCAAGTTGGTTAAAAATTTGGCTGTAACTCTCAGGACTGGGGGTCGCTGATAAACAAATCATTGGTGTATTTCCGAATTTTGTTTTAAAGTCTTTAGCGTGTTTGCCCATTTTCGGGAACGCTCCAAACTTATGGTGTTCATCACTGATCACTAAATCGAAATTGCCTTGTAATTTTGTTAAACTTTCGGTATTTATAACCTCCAAATCATAAGGAGGTTTAAATATTCCGTAATCATCCAAAATACTGCTAATAGCCTTTTTTTTAGTAATAAATGCAACACGTTTTGCGCCGTATAACTTAGCTATGTTTAAAGCTGTAAGTGTTTTGCCTGTTCTGCATTCTAAATTCAAATAAACAATCCTATATTTATTCAAAATTAATAAAGAATTATTTGATATATTTATTTGATATTCCCTTAGTTTCAACATATTCCTTGTATTTTAATATTGCTTGTTTTTCTGTATCAAATCTACCTAAATTATAAAGTTTACCTTCTATCTTTATTTTAGCCGTCCATTTTTCTCTGCTTTTATCAAAGGAAATACCTACATGATTTGAATAATTTTTATTAGTATTAATTACTTTATGTGTTACATTCTCTCTAAAATTTACCCATTCTAAATTAGATAATTTATTATTAGTTTTATTTAAATCTAAATGATTAACAATATCTAATTCGTTTTTTTTAGTTAAAAAAGCATCAGCGACTAATCTGTGAATAGCAAAAGTTTTCTGATTTAACCCTTCTGTTCCTATTTTTTGAAAAGCATATCCTCCATATCCAATATTTGGTTTTAATATTTTTTCTTTTGTTTTATAGTAGTTAAATCTGTTTTTTAAGGTTTTTTCCAAACTTTTTACCCTTCCTAAATTACTAACTTCGTAAAGTCCTTCATAATCTTTAATAGGCTTCCAAATTTCTATTTCTTTCATAGTTTTTAAAAATAAAAAAACCTATTAAGGTAGCCAAGTGGAGGGGCATTCCTTAATAAGTTTTTTAGTATAATATTTTTAAATGATTTTCCACTTCATTTAGATAAATGCAAATATACAAAAAATTATTTAATAGCCAAACAGCGTTGCATAGTATCTTGCATATCAATTTGCCATGCTTCATAATCTTTTTTACTTTTTAAATTATATTCCATTTTTTTAAATTTAAAATTAAATCAACTCTCTTTTGAATTCTCTTTTGTAACTGCTTGAAAATGAACAAAGTTACAGATAGTTACAGATGTTACAGATTTAAAATTAATCTGTAACCTTGTAACTCACTGATTTTCTGTAAATTACTAAAAGGTTACAGATGCCACAGATTATTCTGTAATATATATACGAGAGTGTTTTGTTTCGTATATACATTACGCAAATATTTTTTTTATATAGCCTTTTTAGAAAACAGCATAAAAATCTGTAATCTGTAACCTTAACACCTAAAACCCTTACCAGCTCTACGATGTAGGCGGTTACAGATTTTTTATAATCTGTAACTTTTTGCATCCTTTTTTTCGCTTTTAACATTTTTTTAACTTTATTTTACTTAAATTAACTTAATTACGCTTTTTTCAATGGGTAAACTCGGGTCGTTTTTCCGTTCATTTTTGCCAATTTTTGCTCAATTTTGAGTTTTTTTAGCACCATTCCTATCCTTTTTGTACTAGTTTTTACCATTGGATATTCCGATTGTATGGTCAACATTACCTCCGTTGTGGTCATTTGAGCAACTGAAGAAACCCTAAAAAGTTTATTTATAATTTCTTCTTCTGCAATTACCTCCTGATTTTTTTCAGTGCATTTATTTAGCATATCAATCTCATGTTTACTTAAAACAAACCCCATTTTATCCGTTTTCCACTCATTATAAAGCTCAATGAATAGTTTATCCTTATCGATTAAATCATAAGCCTTAAAATCAAAGTTTTTAATCGTTAAAGGAATTATACGCCTATTTCCTGTCGGGTCATTAATTACCTCATCTTCATTCGATGTACCTCCCAATACTGCCAAACGCTCTAAATCCTCCGTAACTCTTCCATAAGGCATACGGATAGAAAAAGTTTGTTGGCTGGATAATCGTTTTAATTTGTTAGCATCTTTTTTTGATTTACCGCCGAATTCATCATCAATAATTAGCAACTTTTTGCACATTAAAATTTCACTATCTTTTCCCTCATCTAAAGTATTATCGGAATAATATTTTCTTAAATCAACTGGCAATAAATTACGAAAAAAGTTTGTTTTATTTGTACCCTGTTGCCCTAGTAACACAAGAACCAAAAGCGAATAAGTACCGTGTGCACTTGCGATAATACCCAAAAGCCATTTTTTAAGGTAAACATCTAAAAAATCCTCTATAAAAGCGTCCCCTCTATCCGTTAACATAGTGGCTGAATAGTCAAAACATTTTTTAAGTTTCTCAAATTCGTTATCCGTTTTTAAACCTTTATTCTTTTCAAACCATTGTCTAATTGGGTGGTATGATGTGTGGTTTTCGGGATTTTGAATTAATGTAAAGATTTTATCTTTACTAATATTATCGTTTATGCTTTCCCATACTTTCACGTAAAAATGTGACAAAATACGGTCGTTCATTAACTCGCCTTGAAACTCATAATTTCGTTCAACTTCATTAAATTTAATATCTTCAAGTTTGATTAAATCCGAAATAAGTTGAATTTCTGTTTGTTCATCTTCATTTTTAGTCGCAATTAAAAGCTGGTCGATAATTTTGTCCGCGTTTTCAATACCTAGTTTTTTAGCATCTTCTTTCGGTTTTTTGGAATGTTTAATTAATTGCTCTAAACGTGCTGTTTTTTGGCTTTTAATATTTATACCAGCTTCCTTTAATTTAAAATAAAGCGTTTTAATAGTAACACC